GGTATGGGGTATGCCGTTCTCGGTACTACCTACTGGTATGGGGTATAATGATTTGCTATTTCTTGTTATTCATTCTATTAGTTTATTTTTTGTTTGTTCTTCTCTTTCTCTATCTATCTGTGGTTTTTTGGCCCTGCTATTACTGGCCCTGTAAAATAATTCATTTTATACTTGACATACTTTTTCAACTATGATCTAATTGTACTCAACGATTGAAACGATTCTACATTTAAAGGTTCAACGTAACGCCGTTACCTACTTATAGGAAACATTCAATCCAGTTGAAAACTTGAAACTGCATAAAGCTTCAACACAACAAGCTTGCAAGAACATGAAAGAATTCAACGCAATTTAAAAACTGTTTCAGATTATTTACAAATTGGATTTATTCAAATATTCTACTTAATTTGGAATTTTAAGAAGTTGTTCTTTGAAAATTAAATCTGGAGTATCTTGAATGCTATTAGTTGAGAGTAGAACAACATTCAACTAATAGGGGTAAAATGGCTTATTCTAAACTTGATTCGTTAGTTTATAAATATAGAGATTTTAGTATTTATAATTTTGGCAGTTTCTCTGTTAAAGTAGGCAAGGATGTGAATCCACAAGAACAAAAAGCACCAAAAGTTGTACAAGATGCATTCAATGCATACCACTTGTGCTATTTGATAACATTTGATGAACTTGTGGAAGTATGTCAGGAAGAACGTGATAGTAGGAAGAAAGTACCACAAAGTTATTTACAGTAGTATATCTATCTACTCTCTACTAATAGCATTCATGGTTAATTCGTATCTTTTATGGGTCATGGCTCAACCAATGGTAAAGACATGGCTAAACGGAGAATCAAATATATCTATGTTCCTGACGATTTCAATATGAGATCAGCATTAAGTTTTGAACAAATGATTGAATTGAATGTTAAACATGAAAGTGAATTAAAAGTAATCAACTTTCCTACATTTCCGAAAGGAATAAAACCACAAATTAGTAGGTTTTGGAGTGCCATGTCTAAACGATTAATCTATCGTAATAGAAGGAGCAAACATGGCTAGAGCAAAAAACTTTTGTGGTAAGATGAGGAAAATTGATGATCCTTATGAAACATGGACACTAGCTCACGCTGGCTGGACATGGCAGGTATTAAAGAAGTACCAGACACCTGAAAATGAGAGTAAGAATCCTTATGCAAGGTGGATGGTAGCTGCAAAATCACCTGAAACTTATGGAGGATGGGAAATGGGTGACACTTATGTACATGAAATTAAAAATTCAGGTGCAGTTCGTGAAATCAATCCTATTTTCAGGGAGGAAATGAAAGAATTAGGTATAGGAATACCTAGTATGTAATCAACCTGTCATGATCCATAAATGATACGAATTAACAGTATGTGTGCAATCAAGCTAGTTCCTATCCTAGAGGAGTAAGATACTAGGAAGGTAGCTTATGAGTTCTGTAATTGTCAATCGGGATAAGATGTATGGAAATTACTCTCCCGATTTTGGATGGATGACACCATTCAACGTAATGACTACGACACGAGATTCCAAGGAATATGTGTCAATGTCAAGAATGATTCCTTTTTCAGAAGAAAACCTGGAATATGCAAGGAATCTAGCACAAGCCCGCTACAAGTGTAGTAGGTCGGACATTCGTGTCCGTTGGAGAAATGCAGATGGTGGAAGGAAGCATAATCCATCACACAATATCAAGAGTGAGGCAACTCATTTTGATGTGTATCATTCTCCAAGGAAGAAGGAAGTAGTATTTAATACTGGTTTCTCTACTGATATGTTTGGTCATATTATCGGCCCTGCAATCGTGTAATTTTAATTTAACATTAAAGTGTTTTACTTCTCTAAGATAGGAATTAGCTAAATAGAATAGGTGTGTATCATCTTGGCGAGCATAAGAGCCACAATTCTATAGTACAGGGAGTGATTAGTGGGGAAATAAGAAATCCTACAATTACTGCAACTGGTGGGCAGTCGTTTTGACTGTGCCTTAGATAGAATCGTAGAGCAAATAGCCGAATAGCAATGTTCACACCTATTCTTCTAATTTTTAGGAAGGAAGGGAAATATGTACCAAATTCATAATCCATTGGTACGGAAGTTTTCTTGTAAATCTGCCAAGAATTTAGAATTGGTAATTGCTTTCGTATTCGCATCAATTAGAGTACAGACAAGTAGGTTACCTGAATTAATGGCAGAGTTTCGCAAAAAAGGTCTCAAATCGTCTTGGATTTGGGGCAACAAGATAAAGGGACTTAAATATGTTAGAAAGCATAGGAAAGATCTTTATGTGCGTATGATGAGGATTCTGAAGGCCAAGAAGAAGGATTGTGACCTTGACTTACTAATGCTTTTTCTGGAAGTACCGGGATTGGGTTTGCCGAAGGCAGGATTTGTAGTCCAATTAGTAGCAGGGAAGGCAGGATGTATGGATGTTCACAATTTAAGGAAGTATGTACCAGAGGTGGATGCTTCCATTGGTACACCTAACTATTTTCAGACATCTGGAAATTCTTATGCCACCAAGTTAAGGAAGGCAATAGAATATTTAGACTTGACAAAGGTAATAGGTGGGTGTAAAGTAATGTGGAATGGATGGTGTACGGATAGAAGTGAAGATTATCCTCAACACTTTCCAACTCCATTTGATGTATCAGCAGTCCATTTGTGTATATGGAAATAACTAAAAGGAGGTAAATTAATGAAAGTATTGATAGCTTGTGAATATAGTGGAAGAGTTAGAGATGCTTTCATCAAAAGAGGTCATGATACATGGTCTTGTGATTTACTACCGACAGATAAACCAAGTTTCTTTCACTATCAAGGTGATATAAGGGACATTTTGTATAAGGATTGGGATTTAATAATAGCCCATCCACCTTGTACTTACTTTGCTAATAGTGGAGTCAGTTGGTTACATCGACAGGAAGGTAGATGGGAAAAACTTGATGAAAGTGCTAACTTTTTCAACTTGTTTCTCGATCATCCGTGTGATAAAGTAGCAATAGAAAATCCTGTACCACATAAGTATGCATTGGAGAGGATTGGTAATAAGAAATACACACAGACGATACAACCTTGGCAATTTGGTCATGGAGAAACAAAAAGGACTTGTCTATGGTTGAAGAATCTTCCGATGCTTCAGCCTACTGACATAGTGGAGGGTAGATTTGGCTACTGCCATAGTCTACCACCATCACCGGATCGCTGGAAACTACGATCCACAACGTACCCAGGAATTGCCGATGCAATGGCAGATCAATGGGGATAATAAAAGGAGAATAGTATATGCATGAAATTACCATACAGGAAAGAAGTGAGTATGGTATGACAAGATTATATCCTCAGAATAAATTGGGGAAGGAATATGCACAGAGATTAGGAAAGAAGACTCTATCTCATGGAGACTTGACATTCATAGCAAGTCTAGGTGTAAAAGTTGTTCCTGTGGAACCTGTTTGGACAGGTGATTATGTCAAATACCAACTCACAAATGAAGCACACTTTGACTGTGGTTCTTGCAGTTAATTAAGAATATAAAGGTAGTATGGATAGATGGTTCTTGATGTTACCTGACATCTTCCACTTCTTTACAATATTCGGACTAGGTGTACTGACAGGAATATTCTTGACATTTGCACTTGTTGTAATGTATTGTTGGGGAGGTGGAGAAATACAAATAAAGTATGCAAAGAAAGAAAATCAAGATGTCTTTTAGGGTAGGTATGCAAACTGGATAAGCAACCTGACTGTAAATCAGGCGTGTGACACGCATCTGTAGGTTCGAATCCTACCCTGCCCACCAGTATAATAAGGAAGGGGAAAATATGTTTAAATTCACAGTACTATTATTTATTCTGTACTCATACATATCATTTTTCAATGAGTGGAACGTGTACATACTAGCACAGTTCGGTTAATGACAAACATACTAATAGGTATAATAGTAATGCTATGGACAGCAAACTTTATCTTTGACACACATAAACCATGTCCTTTCAAGTGGTATTCAGATTTACGAAACCATGATAAGAGAATAGATCAATGTACAATACGAAATAGAAATAGAATTATTAGGTGGGAACTGAAGGAGTAGATATGGAGACAAAGACACACACATGGACTGATGAGAAGATATATCATTTCACATGTGGAGAGTGTAAGAATTGGTGGAGTTACGCAGGATATTTTGGTCATTGGAAGTCAGTTATGACATGTCCTCATTGTGGACACATGGCTCAATGTGTAGTTAAACCTAATAAATGAGTGTGGTTATTGACGTAATAAATGTACAGCCCACATCATAAAGACTTGAGCATACGACTCGGAGGGGAAGTCTTAGACTAAAACTGCTTAGTTAGTTTCCGAACCTCAACAACTTATGAAAACATTTATAGTATATACAATACACACATACAAAACTTCAGATAAATTTAAAGGATTTATAGTCAAGGTGCAAGAGAAAAAGAAAGGAAAGGAAGGAGTTAATATGCTAGACTTTTACCATAAGACTGTGTATAATTATCACAGAAACAAACAGCAGGAAGAACGATCCACATTTCATGGTGATGATCAGGACTACCAGTATCCGTATGGACACAGGTACAACGAACCAGACTCGGATCGTGGAGCTACAGACGAGGAGTAAATATGTCTAAACAATACCTAGTAAGACAACGAGAAGCAGATGAGTTTATTGAGGGAAATTTCAATGAGCGTTCAATCATTGGGATTTTTCAGGCAAAAAATTATTTGGATTTATTTTTCATCTTGAATGAGATATTATATCCACTTGATATAGCTTTTGCCGAGACACCTATGGGTAGTGGTATCATTTTTACCCAGGAAAAGGTGGAGTTTGAACCTGTGTTCCATCTCCACAAGGTTAAGTTTGAACAGATGGCATTTGAACCTACTGAGCCATTGTATATAGCATTACAAGAGGGTGTAATGGAGTGGAAGATATATGAAGAACATTATACTGGCCCTGTGAGTTGCAAAGCAATTAGAAAACCTCAACTCTTAAACTAAGGAATGAACTTATGCATTTTATAACTATAATTCTATATATCATAATGATGACTTGTCTATTATATATAACAAGCTGTCATTGGTTAGTTGCATTAATGTAAAAAGGATTGCGAATGAATATATTTGAGGAGCAGAAAAAATTAGAAGATGATATGGTTGAGTTTGGAATTGAGAAGTTCCGAAAGCAAGTGAGGGAGGCTAAGAGTTCTGGCTCCGAGTCAATATCTCTACATGGTATTCTATTAATGAAGCAGAGTGTTGACAGGTTCTCAAGAAAAATAGATTCCTTTGTAGCAGAAGCACTACAGGGTGGAGCAGGAAGAAAGGCTCTAGCTGCCCCATTTCTAGCCATGTTAGATAGTGAGGTATCGGCATTCATTGCCCTAAGATCGGTGATGGATGGTATCTCAAAGTCTCAGAAACTAACCAACTTGGCCTTCAAGATTGGTCAGGCATTGGAAGATCAAGTAAAGTTTAACATATACAGGGAGGAAGACAAGCATTTCTTTGACTACTTGAAGAAACAGGTAGGAAAAAGGTCAGCATCTAGGCACTATCGCAGATATGGTTTGTTAAAGCATTGCAAACATAAGATAGAAGTGTCACAGACTGACACATGGACTGTGACTGAGAGGATACAGGTAGGCTTGAAAGCAGTAGACCTGTTAGTCCGTTCAACTGGTCTAGTAAAGGTAGTCACGATGACTAAGGGTAGGAAGAAGAAAGAATTAACATTACTCCCTACCGACACTACATTGGATTGGATAGAAAGGATAAATAGCAAAGGGGAAATCCTAAGTCCTGCATTCTCTCCAATGGTATGCACACCTCTGAACTGGAACTCACCTTATAGTGGTGGTTACCTAACGCACAGAGTATCCTTCATAAAGACCAGCAACAAGAATATTGCAAGTGAATTGGCATACCATGACCTGAAACAGGAGTATAGTTCAGTCAATGCACTTCAACAAACCAAGTGGTGTGTAAATAAGAAGGTCTTTAATATAATGAAGAAAGCATGGGAATTGAATTGGACTGTAGGTTCAATGCCTGACAGGACTGAAGCAAGCATTCCACCATGTCCTGCAAAGAAAGGGATGAAGAAGAAAGATATGGATGAGGAGATGTACAAGCAGTTCATAGATTGGAAAACTGTGGCATCTGAATGTTATGCCGAGAATATTAGAAGGAAGAGTAAGATTTTACAATTCATGAGGACACTCTCAATGGCAGAGAAGTTCTCAAAGTTTGAAGGTCTATACTTTCCTTACCAAGTAGACTTCAGAGGTAGGAAATACACAGTATCTTCCTTCCTTACACCACAAGGGACTGAGTATGCAAAGGCTTTAATAACTTTTGCTACTGCACTTCCAATTGAAAACCAGGAACAGGCAGATTGGTTGGCAATTCATGGTGCAAACTGTGCAGGAGTGGACAAACTAACATTGGAAGAGAGAATAAATTGGGTAGAAGAACACGAAAAAGAGATACTTGGAGTCGCAAAACACGACCTCAACTATGAGTTCTGGAAAAAAATGGATCATCCTTGGTTATTCTTAGCATTCTGTTACGAGTGGGCAGGATTTAAGAGGGAAGGATTTGGATACAAGTCAAGCTTGCCAATAGCTTTGGATGGTAGCAACAATGGGCTACAACATTACTCTGCCATGTTAAGGTGTAAGATAGGTGGTAAGGCAACCAATCTAATGAACAAGAATGATCCACAGGATATATACCAAGATGTAGCAGACTGTGTTCTAAGGGATGTAAGGCGAGATATGGAAGAAGGTGATGAAATGGCAGAGAAGTGGTTGAATTCTGGTCTGATAAACAGGAAGATGACAAAGAGACCTGTAATGGTAGTACCATACGGAGGTACGAGGTTCAGTTGTAGAAGTTATGTAGAGGAGTATGTTAGAGATGCTATTTATGATGGTGCTAACTGGCCTTGGGACAAGAACTTACCATTGTACATACCAGTAAACTGGATAACAGGTAAAGTTTGGAATGCAATTACTGAAGTAGTAGTGAGTGCAAGGGAAGCTATGAATTGGATAAGGAAAGTATCAAGCATAATGAGTAAAGAGGATTACCCTTTAATATGGTGGGTTCCTTCAGGGATGGTAGTACATCAGCAATATAAGGACGTAAGTAAGAAGAAAATATTCACTCATATAGATGGTATCCTGATAAAACCTACAGTACAGGTGGAAGATGACTCAGGTATAGATAATAGAAGGGCAGTCAATGGTTCAGCACCTAATTTCGTACATTCTTTAGATGCCTGTGCCTTGACCTTCACAGTAAACATGTGTGTTGAGGAAGGAGTAGAATCATTTCAAATGATACATGATTCCTATGGTACACATGCACACAACACACCTAAATTAGCAGGGTTATTAAGGAAGGCATTTGTAAAACTTTACCAAGAGTTTGATCCTCTTGAGGAGTTTAGACAAGCAGCTTTGGAGGTGGTAGATCAAGTACCAAATCCTCCCAAGAGAGGGGAACTGGATATAACAGAAGTCCTTGATTCTAAATACTTTTTCTGTTAAAAGTTAATTAACTCCCCTTATAGTATTTAGGCTTATGAAAGCTTAAATTAATCATTCATTTAAGGAGAATAAAAATGGATAGAGTAGTATCACCGAGAGGAAAAGTTACATGGGCCTATATCGATAGACCTGACACCAAGTATTCAGAGGAAGGTGAGTATCGGTTGGCCTTTAGTATTCCTCGTAAAGATGCCAAGAAGTTCATGGCTCAGATTGATGAGTGGATGGACACCTCATTGAAAGATTCAGGTGCAACAAAACAGGCAGACCCACCTTATACGGAGGATGGGGATGATGTCCTGTTTAAATTCAAACAGAAACCTTTCTTCAAGGGAAAGAATGGAGAGAAAAGGAAAGTTACGATTAGACTTATTGATTCTAAATTGCATCCTTGTAGTGCATCAATAGGAAAAGGTTCAGAAGTTAAAGTTTCTTTCCGTCCTGTAACCTGGATGGTTCAAGGTGGTGCAGGAGTGACAATGTGGATGGATGCAGTACAAATTATCAACTTGATTCCTTATAATCCTATTGCAGATATGGGATTTGAAGAAGAGGAAGGGTTTGAAGATGCTTCAGATTCAACCTCTATGGAATTTAAAGAAGAGGATGAGGACTTCTAAAGGTTTCCGTAACCAATTTGAAGAACGACTAGGCTCCTTCCTAGACGATAGGCGTATAGCTTATGAATACGAAACACTTGTTCTAGGCTATACGCTGGAAGGAAAGTACAAGCCTGACTTCATATTACCTAACGGAATAATAATAGAAGCAAAAGGTTTTTTCAGGACACATGCTCAACGAGCATTGAGAGCAGTCAAGAAGGAACATCCTAAGTTAGATATTAGATTAGTTTTTTATAATCAAAATCAAAAAGTACAAGGTTCAAAACTAAAGTGTTACGAATGGGCAGTCAAATACAAATTTAAATTTGCAAATGGCTCCATTCCTGAAGCATGGATAACAAATGATTCTACCAAAAATAAGAAGAAAAAAAACTGAGTATATTATTATTCATTGTAGTAATTCACCTCCTAGCAAAGACCTAACTGTATGTGAATTAAATAAATTACATAGACAGAAAGGATTCTTAAATATAAGATTCCATTTAATAATAAAACGAGATGGAACCATAGAAGCAGGGAGAGATATAGATGAGGTAGGTTCACATACGGAGGATTTGGATGATCAGTCAGTATCAGTATGTCTAATTGGTGGAGTAGAAACTGACAAAGATAATGAACCTAGATTAAATTATACTGCTAGACAATGGGAAACCTTGAGGACTCTAGTAAAATCAATGTGTCTGCTATATCCTGAAGCAAAAGTGGTAGGATTCAATGAAGTGGACACTAACAAAGTCAGTCCATACTTTGATGTACAAGCATGGTTTGATTTTTAATATAACAGGAGGGATAACATGCAAGAGAAAGTTGATTGGTCTGGTATGAAACCAGTACCAAAGGTAGAAGATGAAGATAGGGAAATGGAAGAGACCTATACATTTCGTCAAGTGAGAATGAATTTTAATCCACCTTCACATAATCTAGTTAAGATGCGATTTGAAGCAGAGACACTACCATTATTATTGGATAGGTTCTTGGACTTCTTATCGGCAAGTGGCTACACTTATGTGGGTAGTTTAACTGCATACTCTAAACTAGATAATAAAACATGGACGACTTTGGAAGAGAACAAGTAGATTCTACTTGCGTTACTCATGTACCTTGTCCTAAGTGTGGATCTAATGATAACCTTGCCATCTATGATGATGGTCATGGTTTCTGTTTTAGTCCGGGCTGTGGCTACCAACAAGGAGAAATATTAACTGAAAAATTTCCGGAGAGGAAGGAAAAAATGAAAAATGATTTCGTATCTGGTGAGAAATTACCGCTTCAAAAACGAGGAATCAAACAGGATACTATTAACAAATGGGATTATCAGATAGGTATTTTTAATAGTAAGAAAGTTCAGATTGCTAACTACAGAGATAATAATTCAAGAGAAATAGTTGCACAGAAATTAAGATTTTCTAATAAGGACTTTCTATTTATTGGAGATACTAAGAAGGCCAACTTGTTTGGTAAACATCTCTTCTCTAAAGGGAAGATGATAGTTGTAACCGAAGGAGAACTGGATGCAATGTCAGTATCTCAGGCACAAGGAAATAAATGGCCTGTTGTCTCAGTATCTTTGGGAGCAGGAGGTGCAAAGAAATGTCTACAAAGAGAGATAGAATATCTGGAAGGATTTGATTCAGTAATCTTAATGTTTGATCAGGATAAGGCAGGGAAGAAAGCAATAGAGGAATGTGTACCTCTGTTCTCGCCAGGAAAAGTTAAGATTGCTACTCTTCCTTTGAAGGATGCAAATGAAATGTTAAAGGAAGGCAGGGATAGTGATATCATCTCTGCTATATGGAACGCACAGATATGGAGACCTGATGGTATCATAGATGGAAAAGATCTGTGGAATCTGATCTCATCTGAGAATAATATTGAATCATTTCCTTATCCTTTCTCCGGTCTAAATACAATGACACAAGGTATAAGGAGAGGAGAAATTGTAACCATCACGGCAGGTAGTGGCGTAGGTAAGTCTCAAATATGTAGAGAGATTGGCTACTCGTTGATGTTGCAAGGACTTAAACTAGGTTACTTGGCCTTGGAAGAGAACAATAAACGTACTGCTTTAGGATTCATAGGACTCTACCTAAATAAACCTATACATCTACAGAATATAGAGTGTACTACTGAGGAATTAAAGGAAGGATTTGATAATATACTAGGTACAGGTAACCTATTCCTCTATGACCATTGGGGTAGTGTGGAACCGGAGAATCTATTCAATAAGATTCGTTACTTAGTAAAAGGTATGGAATGTGATTGTATTATATTAGATCACATCAGTATTGTAATCTCAGGTCTTACAAGTGGAGGAGATGAGAGGAGAATGTTGGACTTTGTAATGACTAAACTTAGAAGTTTGGTTGAAGAATTACAATGTGCTCTTATCTTAGTCTCTCATTTAAGGAGACCTAGTGGTGACAGAGGACATGAAGAAGGAGTACAGACTTCACTAAACCAACTCAGAGGTACGCATGGAATAGCCCAACTGTCTGATATTGTAGTAGGTTGTGAGAGAAATCAACAGAGTGAGGATTCACCTAACCTTACCACAGTACGGATACTTAAAAACAGATGGACAGGAGAGACAGGCATTTGTAATTTACTGGAATATTCCAGACAAACAGGAAGGATGACCGAACTTTCTCAGGATAATATATTTGAGGAAGAGACTAGCGAAGAAGAAAACAAGGACTTTTAATAGGAAGGAATAAAATGGAAGAGGTAGTTTTAGATATAGAAACAGATGGTCTGTTGGATACAGTAACCAAGGTACATTTATTAGTGTATCGAAACCTAACTACTGGTGATTTAACTGAGGCAGATTCACATGAAGAAATAACACACGCCTTGGAAGACCTGAAGGATAAGAAAATAGTTGGTCATAATATATTAGGCTTTGATTTGATAGTTTTGAAAGACCTCTATCAATTTTCAGTACCTATAGATCAGGTTGTTGACACTCTTATTCTTTCTCGGCTACTTTATCCTAACATAAGGGATAAAGATGGCGTAATAAAGAAGATGGAGGTTAAATTATGGGGTAGTCATTCATTGAAAGCATGGGGAGAAAGGTTAGGTTCCTTCAAAGGGACATACAATCAACAGGAAAATGCATTTGAGAAACTTACTCCTGAGATGAGAGACTATTGTGTAAATGATGTTCATCTTACTGAAAGTTTATATGAACATTTCCGTCCTGATATTCCTTCAAAGGAAGCAGTTGATTTGGAACATAGAATTGCAGACATTTGTTTCAGGCAGGAGGAGAGAGGATTCTCTTTCGATGAGAAGAAAGCATCAGAATTATATGTGGAGTTGGCAGAGAAAAGATCTATACTATCACACAAATTAAGTGAAGTGTTTGGATCTTGGCTCATAGATGAAGGGCCAAGGAAGAATGGAATGTATAATAAGATTAAGATTGTAGATTTCAATCCTAATTCTCGTAAGCATATAGCAAAGAGACTACAAGAATTAAGAGGGTGGATTCCTAGAGAGTTCACTCCATCAATGGAACCTAAGATTGATGAGAAGGTTCTGAATAAATTAGAATATCCTGAAGCTAAGTTGATGTCTAAATATTTTATGTTGAATAAACGGATAGCACAATTGGCAGAGGGTAACCAAGCATGGATGAAACTTTGTAGAAAAGGTAAGTTACATGGGAGAGTCAACACAATGGGAGCACAGACTTCACGCTGTTCTCACTCACACCCTAATATCGCTCAAGTTCCGAATACTCATGCACCCTATGGGTCAGTATGTAGGGAGTTGTTTAGGCCGGATACAGACATGGATCTATTGGGAATTGATGTATCTAGCTTGGAATTGCGTTGTCTTTCGCATTATCTGGCTAGGTATGATGGCGGTAGGTACGGCAAGTTACTACTTGAATCAGATATTCATACTGCCAATCAAAAAGCTGCTGGTCTTGCCACTAGGGATCAGGCTAAGACTTTCATCTATGGTTTCCTCTATGGAGCAGGGAATGAAAAGATTGGTCAGATTGTTGGCAAAGGTAAAGCTGAAGGAGCAAGATTAAAGAAAGAATTTCTAAGTAAGATTCCTGCTCTGAAGCAACTACGAAATGCAGTACAGAAGAAAGCAAAGTCAGGATTTATAATGGGTTTGGATGGAAGGAAAGTACCAGTACGTTCCAACTATGCGGCACTCAATACATTACTTCAATCGGCAGGAGCAATTATCTGTAAGAGATGGATAGTTGAGATGCATTCTCTACTTCAGGAGGAATTTGAAGACGGAGAGGATTATGCACAGGTAGCTTTTGTTCATGATGAAGTACAACTTACAGTAAAGAGGGAGTATGGCAATCGAATCGGAGAACTTGGAGTCAAGGCAATCGCAATCGCAGGAGAGAAGTATAATTTTAGAATCCCACTCACAGGGGAATTCAAAACAGGTTCCAATTGGGCAACCACACACTAACTGGACTGCCTTTGGTATGGCAGGGGAAGAACTGGTTCGTTATCTTATTCACATGTGGAACTATCCTATGTTCTTACCTTTAGATCCTTCAGCACCTTTTGATTTGTTAGTTAAAGGGGAGAATGATTGGATAACTATTCAAATAAAACATTCAATTCAAAAAACTTTTAAGTTGATGCGAGAAAAAGGTGGTAAAAATACTAGGACATATAAGACATATCAGGAAGGAGATTTTGATTACTTATTTGTATGTCAATTTCCTTATATTTATATCGTACCTTGGAAGAATTTAAAAGCTTTATCATGCTTCACATTCAGCATGTATGAATCATATCGTCACGACTTGACGGATGAAAGAACTTATATAAACAAAGTAATCTTAGAGAAGGAAGGTAAAGATGAGAGAATTATTAATTGATGCAGACATATTTGTATATAAAGCTACTAGACTCTCCGAGAGGGAGATCAATTGGGAAGGTGATTCATGGACTCTGCATTCAGATATGGCAGAAGTTAAGACTATAATTGATGATCAAATTTGGAAGGTAATAGATAAGACTAAGGTAGGTTCCGTATTTCCTAAAGTGACCCTCTGTTTTAGTGATAGGAAAAACTTCAGGAAGGAAGTTAATCCTGATTACAAGAGTAACAGGAAGGGTGGTAGAAAACCTATGTGTTTCTCAAATGCAATTGATTATTGTAAGAGTGAATACACCTGTGTCTCTTATGATTGGTTGGAGGCAGACGATGTGATGGGAATAAGGTCAACTAAACCTTCCAAAGAATCAACCATAATTGTTAGTGAGGATAAGGATTTATTAACAATTCCAGGTTTGCATTGGGATTTTAAAGAGGAGAAGATTTTTAAATGGTCAGAAGATCAGGCTGATTACCAGTTTTTCTATCAAGTTTTAGTAGGAGATACAGTTGATAACTACAAGGGATGTCAAGGGATAGGCCCAATATCTGCCGAAAAAATTTTGAAAGGAAATATAGGTTCGGTTTCAGATATGTGGGAGGTTGTGTTAGAGGCATTTCTAAAATCAGGACAAGGTGAGAAGGAAGCTATTAGAAATGCTAGGATGGCTAGGATTTTAAGAGAAGATGAGTTCGATACTGATACAAAAGAAATTACATTATGGACTCCTGAAGGGAAGACTGAAACATTTGATGCTAGTCCTGAAAAAGAAACACCATTGATTCATGAGCCTAATCTGTGGAGGACACCATGAGTAACAAGAATAGATTTGATTTAGAAGAAGCTATAATGGATACATGGCAGACTTCAGATGATATAAACTTAATTGCCGAGAGATATTTGGATGGACATCCTCCTTTAAATGAAGATGAATTATCTAATGCTTTAATTGGACTTAAAATTATACATGATTTTAGGAATGAAAAACTGTTCTCAATCTTTGAAGATTTAGTAAGAACAAAACAGTTTATTGATACTGAGACTTATGTTAAAAAGGAGGAGACTGATGTCAAATTATGATATGGATGAGATTGATCGACTTAACAAAAAAGAACAATGGAGGGACTATGTTACTAATAGTTTGAAGCATCCCTTAGATAGTTCAGAGGCAACAAATAAAGATGAGGTGGATGATCAAGAGAATATACGAAAAATTAGACTACAAAATTGGAAGAAAAATCCATTAAAGAATGTTTCCTTACCACTTATAGATGATAATACATCAAGAGAAGAATTAGATATGTTACGAAGACCTTTGGAAAAGGAAGAGGTAACTAATCCTAAACATTACAATGAGAGGAAGATGGAACCATTGGATTATATAATAGCAAACGAACTGGATTTTTTGGAAGGTAATATAATAAAATATATTACACGCTACACCTACAAGGGTGGAATAAATGATTTATTAAAAGCTAGAACTTATTTAGAGAAACTAATAGAAAGGGAAAGAGATGGAAGATAAGTATTTACCTACTCAGTATCAGCAATACATTCATTTATCTAGGTACTCACGTTGGGACTACGATAAAGAAAGAAGAGAGACTTGGGAAGAGACAGTAAGTAGATACTTTAATTTTTTCATAGAACATTTAGAAGACAATTGTGATTATCAAGTGCCATCTAAAACATTAACAGAACTAAAGGATGCAGTACTTTCCCTGCAAATTATGCCGTCAATGAGGTGTCTAATGACCGCAGGAGCCGCATTGAAAAAAGAAAATGTGGCAGGATATAACTGTGCTTATCTTCATGTCGATACACCACGTTCATTCGATGAGATACTATATGTTTTAATGAATGGTACAGGTGTAGGGTTTAGCGTGGAAGCTAGACACATAGATAAATTACCTATAGTCCCTAATGAACTTCATCCTACTGATACTATTATACAGGTTAGAGACAGTAAGTTAGGATGGGCCAAGGCATACAGGGAATTAGTAAGTCTTCTTTATGTAGGTGTTGTTCCTAAGTGGGATCTACAGAAGGTGCGTCCTGCAGGATCACCACTAAAAACTTTTGGTGGTAGGGCAAGTGGCCCTGAACCATTGGATGCCCTCTTTAAATTTACAGTTGAGAGTTTTCATAAGGCTAAAGGTAGAAGATTGAAACCTATTGAATGTCATGACATCATCACTAAGATAGCAGAGATAGTAGTAGTAGGTGGAGTTAGGAGAAGTGCATTGATAAGTCTTTCAGATTTAGGTGATGATCAAATGAGAACTGCAAAGTCAGGAAGATGGTGGGAAGAAAATCCACAGAGGGCATTGGCAAACAACTCTACTAACTATCATACTAAACCTGATGTAGGAACTTTCTTCAGAGAGTGGACTGCACTCTATGAATCCAAAAGTGGGGAGAGAGGAATCTTTTCTTCCTATAATTCCAAGAAAAAATGTCTTGAATTAAATGGTAGGAGAGAAGAGAGGGAGGACTTTGGTACTAACCCTTGCTCAGAGATAATATTGCGGTCACGAGAGTTCTGTAACCTCTCTGAGGTAATTGTACGTTCTCATGATAAACCTGAAGATTTTAAAAGAAAAGTTAAATTAGCTACCATTCTAGGTACATGGCAGAGTACACTCACCCACTTTAGATACCTTAGTAGTGATTGGAAGATCAATTGTGAGGAAGAGAGACTACTAGGAGTGTCATTAACTGGTGTAATGGATAACTTTATATTAAATAAATTATCAACAGATCTCCCTGTAATTTTAGAGGACTTGAAGAAGGAGTGTATCAAAGTAAATAAAGAATGGAGTAAGAAATTAAGTATCAATCCTGCTAGTGCAATCACATGTGTAAAACCTTCAGGTACAGTCTCTCAGTTAGTAGATTCTGCAAGTGGTATTCATGCCAGACATGCTCCTTATTATATCAGGACAGTTAGATCCGATTTATCAGATCCTATTGGTAAGTACATGACAGATGAAGGAGTACCTACTGAACCTGATATAACTAATCCTAGTAGTGTCACAGTATTTTCATTTCCTATTAAGTCACCTTCCAAATCAGTAATGCGTAATTCACTATCTGCGATTCAACAATTACAATTATGGTTAGTATATGCCAAATCTTGGTGTGAACACAAACCTTCCTGTACAATCTCAGTCAAGGAAAACGAGTGGCCTGAAGTTGGAGCTTTTGTGTTTGATAATTTCCATTCTATATCTGGCATTAGCTTTCTTCCTTATTCTGATCATGTCTATAAGCAAGCACCTTATCAGGAGTGTACTGAAAAAGAATATAAAGAACTAATTAAAAAAATACCTACCTTAAATTGGTCTAAACTTTCTGAATATGAAAGTGTAGATCATACTACTTCCTCACAAGAGCTTTCATGCACAGGGAACACCTGTGAAATTCCTTAAAAACAACCTTTATAGAGAAAAAATTTAATATGTTACACGGAAATATAGGTGAACATGGTATAACTCCTGAGTTAATAGGTTGGTTGGAAGATATTGTACCTAATAAACTACCTCCTTTAAGCTGTGATGTAGAGGATCTACGCTACCTACAAGGACAGCAAAAAGTGGTTGACTTAATTAAATCTACTTATGAAAGTAGTACACAGGAACAACAAGAAAGTTCTAGAGATTCAATAACAATTTTAACTGCACCTGATAAATAATATGAAAGTATATACTGAAGTCAATTATATCTGGAAAGATGATAAGCTAGTTCAGACTGACTCCAAGTCCTATGAGTATGAAGGTGAAGTTACTAAGTGTGATGCTCGATATACAGAAAAATGTGTAAACATACCTCTAGTGGGCAAAAAGTGTAGGGACGTATATCAAATACATGTACATACGGATAATATAATACCAGATAACGCAGGAGATTTACTTGATAATGCATTAAATTTAGGTGGAGATGTATTAAATCTAGGTGGAGATGTAATTAGTGGAGGTGCTGACTTGTTGGGTGATGGTATGGGATTAAATATTTTAATGGAAGGTGGTCAAAATATATTCAATCAAACAGCAAATGTTCTAGGAAAGGGTGGACTGTTTACTAATGATCTAATTAGTGGAGTTATTAATGGTGATTGGACAGGTGCTAATGTAGGTAAACATGGTTTATTTGGGTTAGGTACACCTAATCTTGGAATCCCTTCCTATGGAGGAGCTACCTCTCCTAATTTTGGTGACCTAGGATCAGGAAAATTTGGGGAGAATATGAATTGGCTTGGAGGAAAACTTTCAGGTAAAGGATACCTTCATGATAGAGCAGAAGCACTTGCAAATTATAGTCGGGAATCTTTTGGTCACATGTGGGCTTTTATTCAGAATCCAAAAGAGTACATAGTTAATGATCAATTGGCAAGCATGCTTTTAGCTCAAAGTGGTATACCACTTGGTGGAGCTGGAGATGGAGGTGGAGGTGGAGATGATGGTACATCTTTGTATGTAAAAGGCAGAGGAACAATGAGAGGAAGAGCACCTTCCCTCAAACTTAATAAAGGTGGAAAAGGTTTTGGAAGAAAGTCACTTAGAATAGGTACAGGAGGAATGGGAGAACCTGTAGGTGGAAAATTTAAAACATATAAATCTGGTAGATATACTAGAGTTCATTAAAAATATATAGAAATCAATATGGGATATAGAAGTGGCTGGAGTCAACAGTTGCGGGATTATGTTGCTAGCCAACAAACAGGAACTGAAACTTATGTTCAACCAGTAGTTCAACCCTATACATTTGATACTCTAGGTATAAAAAGATGGAAAACAACTGGTGAAAAATATATAAAAGGACAAGAACAAACTGAAGGATTCTCAAGATTAGGACAAACTTGGAATATGGAAACTGCATCTTGGGAGCAGAATGAAGATGAAATTCCAGAAGGTTATTTTAGAAATGTAAATGGTCAAATTGTTCCTTTTGACGAGTCAAATCCACAATCACCAAATTACATAGATCCTAATGCCAAGGGAAAGAGACCTAAACGAACTTATAACGAAGCAACAGGAGAATGGGAAGTCGAAAAATTTTATGATAGTAGAGATGATCAAGGAAGATATTGGAAAGATGGAATACAGGTAGATTCATCAGGTCGTCCTTGGCAGAAAACGGAAGATGAAATGATAGAACACTACGAGACTAATGAAAACACATCAACCCCAGGAACTGGAGTAGGTGGAGGCGAAGTACCAGAGGTTGGAGATCAAACAATAGACATCGATGATCCAAAGAATATAACAATGGGCGAAAGCAGTATAGATCTAATAACTGGAGAAGAAAAAGATACTTATGGAGGTAAAGGATATTCTCAAAGAACAAAAGGATACAATCCATTTTTAAAAATTAAAAAACAAAGTGAAGGTAAAAAAGGAGCATTTACTAGAGGTTCACTTAGAGTAAGAAAACCTAGACGGATGGCAGTTTAATGGCACATAGAAAAGATAATCCAAATAGAAGAGGAAGCCTAACTTTAAATGAAAGACAACGACTAAGAAAAAATAAAAAATATGGCTGGAACTTTATATATAGAAATGGAATAAAGATAGATGAAAAGGGTTATCCTATCAATGATAGGAGTAGTAGTGCTATAACAGATCCAACCGATCCTAATTATGATCCGTGGTCGGAAGGTGCAGGGGATGAAGGGCCAGCAGAATTAACAGAAGCAGAAATGAAGAGTTATATATGGGGATTTGAGAAATATGGCTGGGACTATATATATAGAGATGGAGTAAAGACAGATAAAGAGGGTAATCCTATGGAAGAGGACAAGCCGGTTTATAGTGATGAAGGGGATACTCTTACGTCCGATGACGAAGGGAGATTCCCAGGCGAACCCGGTTATGGTAAGGGGGCAGATTGGAAACCAGCATTTCAGGAACCCGGTATGGGAGAAGATGGTGAAGGTATGCCAAACGATGCAGAACTAGCTGACTTGATGAATGATGCTAATTTTGATACTGGTGGAAATTATATAGGGCCAGAAGGTGTAGGAAATGCGGGTGAGGGAAATCAGGACGAGCCTGTTGATGAACCAGTAGAAGATACTAAGGGCTATGGAGGTAGAGGATATGCTCAAAGAACAAAAGGATACAATCCATTTTTAAAAATTAAAAAACAAACTAAAGGATTAAAAGGAGCATTTACTAGAGGTTCACTTAGAGTAAAAAAACTTAGCGGGATGACAATTTAATGGAAACTATTAGTGTAGATACTGAGTACAAAGATCAGACAGGATATGTTCATGGAATATATACCAACCTATCTGCTGATCGTTCATCTTTTCTTGAGAGGGCAAGGACTGCTTCCGAAATAACCATCCCATCATTACTACCTGAACAAGGACATTCAGGTTCAAGTATCCTACCTACTCCCTATCAATCCATAGGAGCAGAAGGTGTAAATAATTTAGCCAGTAAATTACTCCTTTCTCTTTTACCTCCTAATTCTCCATTCTTTAGGTTAGTTATAGATGATGCCGAGTTGGAAGCTTTGGTTGCTGATAAGAAAGGTCAGGTAGAGGAAGCCTTGGCAAAGATAGAAAGAATGATAGCACAGGAAATTGAGGTTCGTGCATTTCGTGTCCCAATTTCAGAAGCTCTTAAACAATTGTTAGTAGCAGGAAATGTATTACTATATCTTCCTCCTAAAGAACAGATGAGAGTCTTTAGATTGGATAGATATGTAGTTAAACGAGACTCAATGGGTAAGGTCTTAAAAATTGTAACTAAGGAATCTCTTTCTCCATTATCATTACCGGAAAATGCTAAGAAGTTATTACCTGAACCAGAGAAAGATGAATTACCTATGGGTAGTGTCGATCTCTATACTTGTGTTACATGGACAGGAAAAAATTGGACAATACTTCAGGAACTTGAAGGGCAAATTGTACCTGGAAGTGAAGGAAGTTATCCTAAAAATAAGAGTCCTTTTCTAGCTCTACGTTTTACACATATAGATGGTGAAGATTATGGTAGAGGATTTGTAGAAGAATACATTGGAGATCTAAAATCTTTAGAGACCTTGACTAAAGCAATTGTAGAAGGAAGTGCTGCTGCCGCAAAAGTTCTGTTTCTAGTTAGACCTAATGGTACTACCAGAATTAAAACTTTAGCTGACTCTCCTAATGGTGCGATAGTAACTGGTGATGATCAGGATGTATCTACTTTACAATTACAGAAATCTGCAGACTTTCGTGTTGCCCAAGATACAATAAGAACTTTATCTGAACGTCTGGCTCGTGTATTTCTTATGAATTCTTCTGTTAGGAGAGATGCGGAAAGAGTTACTGCAGAAGAAGTAAGAATTGCATATCAAGAATTAGAGATAGCTCTAGGTGGAGTTTACTCTATTCTATCTCAAGAATTTCAATTGCCCTTGGTACAACTTCTCATGCACAAAATGCAGAAAGAGAAAAAATTACCCAAGTTTCCTGATGAATCTTTAAAACCTCTAATTGTCACAGGTGTTGAGGCACTTGGGCGAGGTCAAGATTTAAATGAGCTTGCAGGATTCTTGCAACATTTAGCACCTCTTGGGCCTGAGACTGCCATAAGAGAATTAAATGTTAGTGAGTATATATCTCGACTAGCGGCTTCCCTCGGAATTGATACCGAAGGGCTTTTGAAAACTGAGGAACAGAAACAACAGGAGCAACAAGAGAGTCAACAACGGCAGGAAAAAATGATGGAACAAGAAATGGTGAGTAAAGTAGTAGGAGATATGGCTCCTGAAATAGCTAAAAATGAAATACAACAACAACAAGAAGAACAACAATAGGAAGGTACAATATGGCAGATACAAAAGTAATAGAAACTCACGAAGATCCAGAACCTGAAAGTCAGGAACATATAAAGGAGATGATTGATAAGGCTGAGAGAGTTCAGAGTGTTCCTAGAGATGATGGGAAACCTACATGGTTACCAGATAAATTTGAAAGTCCAGAAGATATGGCAGAAGCTTATGCCCAACTGGAGCAAAAATTATCTTCTTCTTCTCAGGACACTCAACAAGAAACTCCACCTCCAGTTACAAAAGAACAGAGAAGTAAACCTCCTCCTAATAAAGGTATAGATTTTGAGAAGTATGCACGAGAGTATGCAGAGAATGGGAGTTTAAGTGAAGATTCTTATAAAAAGTTATCTCAAGGTGGAATGACAGGAGATGTAGTCGATACATGGCTGACAGGACAACAAGCTATTGCAGATGAGACAATTAATTTAGCTCATGATGCGGTAGGAGGAGAAGAAGAATATAATACCTTGATGGAATGGTCAGCTAAATCATTAGAAGAAAAAGAAATAGATGCTTTTAATCGTGCAATAGAAACTCCTAATCCAGATGATGTAGTCTTCGCAATTAAATCTTTAAATGCAAGGAGACAAATGGAAGAAGGACAAGCACCAACACTTTTGCAGGGTGATACAGGTGGAACAGGAGTAGATACCTTTAAGTCAGTAGCTCAATTGACAAAGGCTATGAATGATCCACGCTATAGTAAAGATCCTGCCTACAGGGATGAAGTGACACAGAAATTGTCACAATCATCCATTATGTAACACTCCAATAATACTACGACAAAGTAAATTTTAGCCCATTGCGGTGGATAACTTTGATTGAAAAGTACTGTGGTTATAAACGGAGATTTTTATAATCAAATTGCTGGCAATTTAGTCCAGCTTTAACTTTAATCAAGGAACAAAATGGCACTTCAAGGAGCCTCAAACGCTTTGAACGCTGCTGCTCAACGTAGTGGTCAAAGCCACGCTACAGGTGACGTAAGGAATTTATATTTAAAACTTTACGCTGGTGAAGTAATGTCTGCTTTTCAGACAAGAAACATCATGATGAACTACTGTCGTGTAAGATCAATTAAGAAAGGTAAGTCTGCCCAGTTTATTATAACAGGGAAGTACCGAGCCGCAGAATACCATACACCGGGAAATGAGATCATGCCGGATGTGGTATCAAAAAATCTAGAGAGAGTAGTCTCTGTTGATGATCTCTTAATCGCTGCACAATTCATCCCTAATATTGATGAAGCAATGCAACACTTTGACATCCGTTCAGTCTATACACAGGAATCAGGTTATGCTCTAGCGAAAGCGGCTGACCAGAATATCCTTCGTATGGCTGTGAAAGCGGCATTGTCAACTAATCAGCAACGAGCCAGTAAACTGATTCAAGATTACGATTCGCTTGCTTCTACTAAACTTACAGATGAAGATTTCACGGAGAATGTGACTTTTGCCGCTTCCTTTGCTAATTCAAAGAAGGCTGCCTATTTCATGGAGGGCTTAATTGAAGCCAAACGTGTCTTAGAAGTTGCAGGAGCACCTCTGGAGGATCTCGTTTGTGTGATGGCAACCGATCAATATTACTCGTTGTTTAAGACAGTATCAAATAGTGAAGCTGTCTCAGCTTTGACAATGTTTAATAGAGATGTAGGTGGAGGTGGATCAATTAAGGATATTGATCTTCCAATGATTGCAGGTATTCCTGTAGTTAGAACTCCTCATCTTGGATCTATAGGTACTGCATGGACTTCTCCATTATGGACAAATTCTACTAATCCTGCACTTTCAACTGGTTCAAGACCACTTGCTAATACTGCAGGATCAGGTAGAACTGCTCAGTATGACCTTCCACAGGCTTATTCTGCTGTTGTAAATGATGGTAGTAACAATGGGCCTACTAATGGTCAAGATGGTACATCTGCTATTGATTTAGAGAACGAATCTTTAACAGTTCGTGCTATAGTAATGCACAAGGATGCTGTTGCAACTGTGAAACTGATGGACTTGTCCGTTGAGTCTGAGTATCAGATTGAACGTCAGGGTACTCTGATTGTTTCTAGGTATGCAATGGGTCATAACGTACTACGTCCAGCAATGGCAGTAGCACTAATGGCTCCAGCTACCGCATAAACTAAATTGAGGGCAACAGGAGGTTCTCTTCCAAACGGAGCGATCCTTCCTCTCTCCATTACCTCCTGCTCTGCCCTCTCTTTTTTTCTTTTTTATCTCCCCTTATATTATTATTTATCATGGCGACATTAACACCTACATCAAAACTAGATGCTGTTAATTCAATTCTTTTAGGTATAGGTGAAGCACCAGTTAATACTTTAGGATCAGGATTACAGGAAGCAGAGATTGCTGAAGTAACTTTAAATAACATTAATAGAGAAGTTCAATCTTTAGGATGGCATTTTAATACTGAAGTAAGATATACATTAGCAAAAAATTCAGATGGAATAATTAATCTTCCTACTAATTGTTTAAAGATAGATGTAGTCTCAGTTCTAAGAGATTATACTACTGATGTAGTTGAACGAAGTAGAAAATTATATGATAGGGTTAAAAATACATTTGTCTTTACTACAAATATAGAAACAGATATAGTTGTTTTTCTAGACTTTGAAGATATTCCTGAATCTGCAAGACGATATATAACTTTGAGGGCAGCTAGAAAGTATCAAGAAAATATTTTAGGATCTGAGACCTTATCCAAACTTCAAGCAGATGAAGAAGGTTTGGCATTAAATGCATTAAAAGAAGCGGAATCAGAAATTGGAGATTACACTATATTTGACCAGTATGATACTTATCGTCATATTGATAGAAAAATAAATACATCTATTTCTACACTTTTATAAATATAAACTATGGCCTTAGTATCTAAAGGAATACCTAATCTTATAAATGGAATATCACAACAACCACCTGAAGTAAGATTAGCTTCACAAGGAGAGGTACAGGAAAATGGTTTAGCTACAGTAGTTAGAGGTTTAGAGAAGAGACCTGGAACTGAGGTAGTTCAGAAATTAGATTTCACTCCTTCAGGTACTTATCTTATTCATCCAATAAGGAGAGATGAGACTGAGGAATATACTTTAATACTAGGTAAGTCAGGTTCAGATAAATTCATAAAAATATTTGACGGAGATGGTAATGCCATGCCTGTTCAAGGTAGTGACAATGCCGCAGATCCAACTTTTACAACTATAGCAAACTCTCATCTAGGATATTTTACTGAAGTTACTGACTTCAGTACACAAGTAACTGCCACTACTGTAACCGATACAACTTTCTTCTGTTCAAATCAGAAAACAATTACCAAGGCCACTTTAAGTAATCAAACTTCCAGACAAGATAATGCTCTAGCTAAATCTTCAAAAGGTAGTTCATTAATAACAGGAAGTATTGTCCGAGAAGCTCTAATTTATATTAAACAAGGTGGATTCAATAGTAAATATGCAGTAACTATTAAGGTAGGAAGTACAAAATATAAAGTAGGATACCAAACTCCTGCCACTCAACCTGTGATGAACCAACAATGGATTGGTACTGAGAGTATTGCACAAATTCTCCATGAAGGAGCTTCCGCAGTAGGAACTCCTGATCCTTATGGTTGGGGAGAATTTGATGCTACTACTACAAATTTAGAGAAAGAAGGTTTTGGTGGACGACTACCTGAAGAAAATAAAGATGCCACAGGTAATGCAGATCTAGATCATTGGGATGGATTTGATCAAATGAGTACGGCTGAAACCCCTCTTCCATTAGGAATGCCTACTGGTATGACTATGACAAGAAACGGCAGTATTCTTCATATCGCACATACTGCAGATTTTGATATTAGTACTTCTGACTCTCATGGTGATACTGATCTATTTGCAATCATGGGAGCAAGATATGGTGATACAGGAAGTAGTAAATCAACTAAGAAATTCACAGATCTTCCTGCCACAGGTGTTAAAGATGGTTTTATAACAAAAATAGCAGGTGATAATACTGTAGGAATGGATGATTTTTATGTAAAATTTGAAGCCGATACTCTAGGTAAAGGAGTATGGAGAGAATGTATAGGGCCAGATGAAGATCATCACTTTAACTTTAATACTATGCCACATAGGTTAATCAGGTTATTTGATGATGATAATAAGGATGTTATTACAAATCCTTTTGGTATTACATTTGTATTTGAAGCGGTTACTGCTACTGCAGATGATGCCAGAGAAGTAGATGAAGTAGTTACCGACTATTCAAGAATTGGATGGAATGCTAGATTGGCAGGAGATGATACTCTAAATCCTTTCCCTTCCTTTGTAGGTGGAGCCATAACAGATATATTCTTCCATAAAAATAGACTAGGATTTTTAAATGATGAAAATGTAATTTTTAGTGAAGCAGGAAATTATTATAATTACTTCCCTCTAACTGTCATATCAGGAATAGATAGTAATCCTATTGATGTGACAGTCTCCAATGATAAAGTATCCCTCCTTAGACATGCAGTACCTTTTGCCGAATCTATCCTATTCTTCTCAGAACTTCAACAGTTCAAATTATCTTCGGGAAGCATTCTGTCTCCTGCAACTGTATCCATTGATGTGACTACCCAATTTGAGACTGATGCTAGGGCTAAACCTGTGTCAGTTGGAAGGTATATCTTTTTCGCATTCCAAAGAGGTAGGTTTTCAGGTGTAAGAGAGTATTTTGTTGATAATAGAAAAGAGGTTAATGATGCTGTCGAAGTTACTTCCCATGTACCACAATATATACCTGGAAAAATTACAAATTTAGTATCTTCAAGTAATGAACAGATTCTAGTATGCCAAAGTGATACTGAACTTCAAAATTTATATGTGTATAAATATTATTGGCAAGCAGATGATAAGATTCAATCCTCATGGTCAGTTTGGAAATTTGGTGCTGATATTCTTAATTGTACATTTATAGGTTCAACACTTCAAGTTCTTATTCATAGATCTGATGGTGCATATCTTGAAAATATTAATTTATCTACTGATTCTGCAGTTGATGTTATGCAAGATGAAACTCCAGTATTATTAGATAGGAGGGTGAAGATGAAATCTTCTACAAGTGTGGATACATTTACAGATTTACCATATACAGGTATTCAGAGTCTGGCTATTACAACTGCAGGTTCAGGATACTCAGCAAGTAGTTTAACTGCTTCAGGAGGTGGAGGAACTGGGTTTGCAGGAACTTATACTGTAAGTGGTGGTGCTGTTACTACTGTGACAATTACTAATGCAGGAACTGGTTATACCTCTGCACCTACAATAAATATTACAGGTGGTTCAAATGCAGTTATTACTCCTACTATAGAGTTGCCTTCTGATATAGTGTATGTAAATCAGAATGCACAGAAGATTGCACAAGCAGATGTTGATACACAGATAGTAGCAGGAGATACTATATATGCAGGAATACCATTTAACTTTAAATATGAATTTACAAGATTTCTGTACAAATCAAAAGATGAAGTTGCAGTACAGACAGCAAAACTTCAACTTAGAAATATAAATGTACTTTATAGTAATACAGGTTTCTTTAAATTAAATGTAGAAGTTGCACCATATACTATTTCAGTTCCTGATCCTGATAATCCAGGGAGTACTAAGGATATAACTCCTCGTAAAGCTTACGAAAAAACATTTAGTGGATTTATTACTAATAGTTCCCAGATAGGAGAATATAAATTACTATCAGGTTCCTTTAAAAGTTCGATACTTTCTAGTCCACAGAATTGTAGAATTTCTCTCACTAATAATGAATATCTTCCATGCTCCTTTCAGAGTGCTGAATGGGAAGGTTTCCTAAATCTTAGATCACAAAGAATATGAAAATTTATACTGAGGTTGTTTATACATGGAATAATGCTAAAGAAGAATTAGTTGAAGAATCTTCAAAATCATTTGATTATCATGGGCCTTTAACTTTATGTGGGCCTTGGGCAGTTGCTATACCCTATATTATAGCAGGTGTACAATTAGCTATTTCAATGTATGGTGTTTACAAAGGACAACAAGCTGCTGAAGAAGCTGCCAAAGCTGAAGCTGCTAGAAGGGCAAATTTAAAAAGATTGGCAATAAAGAAATTTAAACACCAACAAGGTACAGCAGCATGGAATCTAACTAACTTAGACAGACAAGAACAGAGAGACAGAGATATTGAGAAAAATGTACTACTTACTGAGACTATAAAACAGAAAAAAATAGAAGGGACAATAAAAGCACATGGTGGAATGTATGGTCAAAGTTCAGATTTTTATATGGATAGAATTTCAGGAGATTTATTGAGAGGAATGGATGCCTATAAGGAGGACTTCTTATTTAAGAGACTAGAAGTTCAAACTAAAGGAGAATCAGTTATGAGAGGATTAAGAACCGATAGAATAAATATGCAATATGGAATAGCAGGACTTACTGCTCCTTCTACACCTGATAGATCGCTTATGTATTTACAGATGGCTAATGCCGGTTTGGATGCCTATGGTACTTATTGGAAATATTCTAGACCTAAAGTTGATCCTAATATTTATGGTTATGATAGTGGTCAAGATGTTTATGGGATGGCATAATGGCAGAATATAACACACATGTAAGTCAAAAGGGATTTAATCCCCCTATGGAACAAAGTAAGTTTAATCCACCTGCTCCTGTTAATGATATTCCTGCTGATTACGAAAGAAAAGTAGCAGTTGCAAATCAAATAATGAGTATAGCATCATCATTTGGAAAATCCTTTGGTCTTGCTCATCAAAGAAAACAAGAGCAGGAAGAAATTAATACATTAGCAGAAAGAAAAATATTTAGAGAAGAACTTATTCAAGCTGAAATTGCAGGGAGAGCATTAGCAGGAGGAGGTGGAATATATAATGAGACTATTGCAACGAAAATACTTCGTGATAGTAATGCATTTAGGAGAGCTAATCCTGAATTAATAGCTAGATTAAATAGAGGTTACCAATTAAAAATTGGTGAACTGGAACTTTTTAAACGTAATAGTGATCTTAAAGTAAATGCTCCAGTTAATATAGAACAGTTAGGATTTGACTGGATAAAACAAAGACAAGATTCTATACTTTCCCCTAAAGATAAAAGAGGAGGAGGAGGAAGGGAGCAGGAAAGCCCTGTTCCAGATTTTCCTGAGTTTATATCTGAGTTTATAGATGAACATGCATCAAAAACAACAAATTTTTTAATAAAAAACTATCCTTTAATAGATGAAGTTTTAGCTAAAGAAGGAAAAAGATTAAATTATGATCCTTATTATAATTCTGCCGCAAAGTGGTATAAAAATTATAAAGACAGAGAAAAACAAAAATTAATTAATAATGCATTATCAAAACAATCCTGGTCTGAGATTAATAATCTTCAAAGTGTTAGAAATCTTTTAAAAGATGAGTTTGGGATTTTTAAAAACAGAGCAAATAAAGAAATAGTTGGTTTTTTATCAAGTTATTTTCAAAATAGGGTAAGTAATGAAGGAGAGGGTATATTAATTGATCCTATATTCTCACAAATTCCTAAACTTCTGACACAACCTGATGCCGATGGAGTATCTCTTCTCATTGCAGGAGGTAAATATAATGTAGGAGAGGATGCAAGGGTATTATTAAATCTAGTTAATTCTACTTATAAAAAACTTTATGATAAGGCAGAAACTCTAAAAAAAAATACTGATAATAGAGCAGAAAAAGAAAGAGAAAAAGGACTTCAAATACAATTTACTGTTGTATTTGCAGGAGTTCAAGAGAAGTTGAGTAATCCTGACCTAACTTTAAATGATATTATAGATATTAGAGGAGAGGTACAGGAAATTATAAGCGAACCTTTAGACAAAAATATTGCTATATTTGGTACTTTAGGTAAAGATTATCCAATTGATCTAATTAAACTTATCGATGCTAGAAATAAAGAACTTCAAACAGAAATTGATAAACCTAAAGAAGAAAGAGAATTAAATCCAGATGAAAAACAAATACAAAATGATGCTGAAACTAAATTTCGTGATATAGCAAGCAATATAGAAGCAATACAAAATTTTGATCCGACAGAAGATAGTGTAGACAAAGTAAATGAATTAAAAAAAGAGGTAAATGGTATATATAGTCATGCAATACTTAGTCTTAAAAAAGATTGGAAAGCTTTTCCTCAATTTTATAAACTAAAAAGTGAAGTTATAACTGCAATAAATACTCAACAAGTAGCTCTAGAAGCACGAAGAGAGAAGGCAAATGAGAAAAAGAATGTAAAAACTCAAACTTATAGAAATTATAAAAGACAACTTGACAATGAAGTTAGAAATTCAATACTAAAAGCTTCTACCATATCTTCATTTCATGAAAGTCTTGAACAGTTTTTAAAATTACCTGTTGAAGAGAGACTAGATTTTAATTTAAATCTTTTAGAAACAGTATTAGATAAAAAAGTAAATAAGTTTAAAATAAATGATAAAGGTTTATTAATAATAGGAGATCAGCCAAAAGATAAGGTTCCTTTATTTAGTGAGTCTGAAATAAATATGTATCTAAGTAAAATTGCAGATACTAGAGAGACACACCAACGAGAAATAGATGCTAAAACAAATATATCTCCTGTAGAAACTGATCCTGACTTATATGAAACAATAAATCAAGAGATTGATGCTTTAGTAAATGTACCTGCACTTCAATTATATAATGAGAGAGACAAAACAGAAGGTAGAATAACTAAAATTAAAGGGAAAATTTCTAAAAAATATAGAGCTAAAGAATTAACAACAACTGATTATAATCATTTTTGGGGTATATTAAATAAACTTTCTTCAAATGCAGATAAAACATTGAATAAACTTTATGGATCTAAAACTGTATTTGATAGTGCGGAAAGAATGCTTAAACTTTCTATTGCAGGAAGTTCGGAAGATGGTATTAATATATCAATTTTAAACTACCCTGACAAAACATTATTAAAGAATACTACAGGTGATCTAAAAAGATTCCAGAATAGTATGATAAAAAGGTGGCCTAATATTTTTGTAAATACTAATCATAATAATCATCCTTTAAGAGAAGGAATATATTCAGCTTATGTTGAATGGTTAGAAGGAAAAGACACGACTGAAGCTATTTTAAAAAAGTATCTTACTATAAATGAATTTACAGGAGAGAAAAAAGCTAGATTTACTGAATATGAGGAACGAGTATTTAAAGATAGTATTCCTAAAAATACAAGTCCTCATAAAGAATCCTTTGAACAATTAGCAATTAGAATTCGTGGTACTGGTACTTCTCTTCCTATTACTCCTAAAGAAAAAGGAACAGAAGTTAAGAGTAGTAAAAGTTTAACTAAACTAATTGAAAAGGCGGCAGAAAAAGGTGTAGTGCTTTCACCAACACAAATAGAAGCAGCTAGATCAGGTACAATTTACACCTTTGAAGAAGCAGGTGATTTTGTATGGGAGATTGTAGAAGTAGATAATTCTAGTGAAATAACTGATGACGATATAAATAATAATTTATTTAAAAATAACTAACTTATGGCAGAAACTATAACAGATAATACAACTCCGATAGAACCTGAAAAAGTTCCTCCCGAAATACTTATAGGAGAAGAGAATATTTCTATTGAAGATGAGACAGGATTAGCAATTAATACTCCTGATCTTGATGCTATAGAAGAAAAAATAGAATCTGATAATAAAACATTACCAGAAAAAGTTTCTCCTGAGACACCAGCTCCAGATAATATTACTATTGAGAAAACCTTTAAAGAATATCCACAAGAATTTGTAGCTTTACAAGGCAGTAAATGGTTAAAAGGTTATTCTGAAAAAACTGGTATATTTGATTCTGAAGAAGGAGTATTAAAAGGAAAAAGTGCTAAAGAAGTTATACAATATATACAGGAAAAAGAGGATAAAAACAACGAAGTTAATTCTCTGACTGCTTTCTTAAAGAAGGAATTTGGTATTATATCAGAAAGGGAAGAATGGGACTTTTTAGATTGGACTATTTATAATACTGGTGACCAAATTAAAGGATTAAATTATGCTGCTTACTTAACAGTACAAGGCGATAAATGGTTACCTTTCCCTCCTACTATTCCACAGACAGGAGGTGGAGAAGTAGCTGCCTATGCAGGACAAGCAGGATTTAGTTATGGTGCAGGAGCAATTTTAAATGCACCTAAATGGCTCGGTAAAGCTATCCCTGCACTTGAATCTTTCGTTGCATTACCTGCTTCAAAGGCAGTAATACAAATGGCTACAGGTGAAGCAATAACACTCCCTAAAGAATGGAGACTCTCAACTATAATGAGAGATACATTTGATATGGATAAAGGAGTATTTGATTGGTTGGCAGCTTCTGAAGATGAAGGTATGTTTGAAGGTAGATTCAAATCATTTTTAGATGGTTTCTTCGTAGGAATGGGAGGAACAATATTAGTACCACCTTTACTATATTTTGGGAAACAACTTTTTAAAGGTGGATCATTTGTTAAAAATGCAGTAGTTAATACTAAACCAATTAAAGCTCTAACTGCAGAATTGAAACAAATTAAAAATGATTATATTGATCTTTTTCCTGAAACTATAGTTAAGACAAGAGATGTAGATATTGCTAAAACTATTCCTAAATTAAGAAAAGAATTACAAGAACAAATAGCATTAAAAACAGGTAAGAAGAAACCTAAACCTGAAGTAGAACCAATAGATTTTACTCCTACTCTTCATAGTGACGAAACTCTACTTCCTTTTACTCATGATACTGCTAATTTCAGATTTGAAAATCCAGGTGTCACTTCTATTCCTAAAGATAAACTTCCTAAAGAAGCTTTTGTAACAGAACGACAATTAAATATTAAAAATATTAGTAGTGAGAAAGTTAAAAATAAATTAAAAGCTAATAGAGATATACCTGATGGAACAGTTGTAGAAGTTAGACCTACTATAGCTCCTGCAGATGCTCTTAATACTAGAAAAGGTAAACAAGTTTTAGTTACTGTACATCCTGATCCTAAAAATGCTAAGAAACCTAAGAGTCCAATTGGATATGATCGTGCAGTCACTCTTAGAAATGTAGAATTTAGAGTAAATCAAGATGCAAGATATGAAATAGCTTCAGGTAAAAGTACTAAATTTCCTGCGATGACCGCAAAAGGAGAAATAGTTCAGGTTAAACCTGTGTTTGAAGGTGTGGAAGTTAATTTTAATCCTAAATCAGATCATTTATTTAGAGTAGTAGAGAATGGATTAGCTATTAGAAGTGCCGAAGAGGCAGTAATAGTAGATCAAAGAGTTTTAGTTAGAGGGAAAATTACATATTGGGATAAGAAATCTGCTCCTAAAGCTAAACATGGTAAAAAAAGTGGTACTAAGTTTAAATATAATGATAGAAAAAAAGAATTAATAACTGATACTGACACAGTTATAGCATCAAAAGCAGGAGCAGAGACTCTTAGTCCTCAAGAAGTAGAAGAGTTTATTACAGGCCCAATTGATACTACTAAGAAACTTGGTAGAATTAATTTAGAAAAGATTATAGCTGATCATGATGTCATAAGGGCAATAGAAGTCATGGGTGAGAAACTCCCTAAACATATTCCTATGTCTGAAGAACAAGCTAGAAGAGGTGCTGATCTATGGATAGAAGAATTAAAATTAAAAGGTGTAGATATTGAAACCTTTTTAGCTCAACTTGGAGGAAAAACTAAAGACTTACCTTATCAAATTTTAGCTGCAAGAATACTTCATGCAAATCAGACACAGAAATTTGCAGAAGCTGCACGACTTTTAACAGGTAAAGCTCTTACTACAAGAATAATAAAAGAAGAGTTAAGAAAAGCTAGGAATAAAGGTAGAAATACTGAAGTTTTAGAGGAAAGACTAGCATTAGAAGGAGCAACTTTAGATGATGCTTTAGATGTATTAGAAGAGACTGCTAAATTTCATCAATTAACTGGGTTTTTAAGTGGAGTTAATACTGATATTGCTCGTGCTCAAAGATTTCAACAGATACCTGTAATGCCTGAGATGGTAGATCCTCAAGTTATAACTGATATTACTGAGAAAGCACTCCGCAGATTGGAAACAGCAGCAGGGACAGGACAGGAAGCACAGGAAATCATAGAAGACTTCGCTATCATGGTCACTCAACATACTGATGATGCACAAATCAGTAATATGGTGAATAAACCATTTTTTACTAGACTTTTTGAGGCAATTAATTTTGTTAATATAAATGCAATGTTGTCTAATGTAGCTACAAATTCTGTTAATATAACAGGAACAGGAGTAATGACAAATATTATTGCAGGAGAAAAGATACTAGGTGCAATATACAGTAAACTTCCAGGTATGGGCGGTGGAGGAACACAAGGAGGATTCAAGGAATCTTATCATTATATCTTCGGAATGAGTCAAGCTTTATTAGAAAGTGTATGGTTTACTGAATCTAAAATGTTGATTAGATCTGCAGGTGGACTAGGTTGGAAAACTTTTAAAAGAGGTAAACTAGATAAAGTTGAACATGAATTACATAGGGCAGGTTTAAGTGTAGGTGAAGAAACTCTAGGAGGATTTGGTGTACCTGAAGCTTTAGGGCCAAGAGCTATAGGTGATTTAACTGGATTGAATATACCTGATCAATCAGTAATAGGTAGAATATTAAAGACTGCTTCAATAGGAGTAGGATTACCGGGAAGAGGATTATTAGCAGGAGATGCATTTTTTAAAGAAACTAATTATAGAGCTTTTATTCACATGTTATCATGGAGAGAAGCTACTAATTTAGCAGGGGCAAATGCTACACATTCTGAAATAAAAGCTACTTATAGAGAGCTAATAAGAGCATTACCTGAAGAAATAGATGAAGCTGCACAAATTGCCTCCCAAATTGCATTATTTCATGAGAAATTAGAACCAAAAGGATTAGAAACTTTATTTCATTGGTTAGAAAAAAATAGGAAAGCTACAATTTCACCAGGAGTTAAGAATTTCTTATTAAAGAATTTCGGAAGTAATGTTGCTACTTCATTTCTACTTTCCAAAATGCCATTTGTAAAGACTCTGTACAATATACAGAAACAAATGATGTGGGAAAGAGGGCCAGTTAAACTTGCCAGATTAGGATATTCATTCCTTTCAGATGAGAAGGCGGCAAAAGCATGGGCTAAAAATCCTCACCAGAGGCAACAAGATTTAGCTCAAATTACTACTGGTATGGGTTTAATGTACTTAGGATATGCAGGATACAAAGGTCTTACAATAGACGAGAATCAGGTTCAATTGAACTTAAATAGTCCTGATATTAATACTAGAGATTTAAACCAAGAAGATTTTAGATTAGTTCCAGATGTAACTATTAGGAATATTCAAGATGGAACATTACATTCTATTCCTATTGGTAGGGCAGATCCCATAACAAGTCCTGTAATTGCAGGAGCCATGATAGCTCTATATGAGGAACTGTGGTTAGAAATGGAAGCCTTGGAGGAAGCAGGAGAAACTTTTGAAGTAGATGAAAAGTCTGAAGAATTGATGAGACAAATATTCTACCAGACAGGAATGTTCTTTACTGATAAAATGGCTCTGCAAGGATTGAAAGATATTATATTTAGTGTTCCAGGTTTGGATCACCCTTATTCTGATCCTTCTAAAATAATAAATGATTATTTAGTTGAATGGTTGAATCCTGTCTTCTATGAAAGTTTACGGAAAGGTATAGCAAGGGCAGTACAAAATAGAGCTTTTCTACCACAAGCTAAAATTAAAGAGAGATTAGTACCTAAAGAGAAAGGTGATAAAGGTGTTCTAGATAGACATGGTAATCTACTGAGTGCAAATAAAATTGAACAGTTAGGTTATATTACAAAGTTAGTTAATTCATGGATTGATAGACAGAGAAAATTATACATTATAGATCCTGATGGTGACTTAGATGAAGAAGGTAAGAATGATCCTATAAAAAGAGGATGTTGCTGGATGATGGATTTGGAAGGAAATCTTAAAGGTTTCTCTCCTAAAGAAGAAAGCATGGCAAGGAGATTTCTTGAAAACGTATTAGCACCTGTCTCAGTAAGGAAAGTTAAAGAGAATAATACTTCAGTATTAATTAGAGCACTTAAACTAAGTTGGGATCATCCTAAGAGATGGACTACATATTCAGTACCAGAGACAGGGAAGTACATGCCTTTAACTGGCAGACAACAATTTGTTTATGGGGCATTGGCAGGACAATTTAATAGACATTCCTTTAATACACCTAAATTTAAGAAAATTATACATGCATTAAAAACTGGTACAATTGAAAATTTAGACAGGATAAAAGAATTTTCAACCGATGGAAATCTACTAGCCTTCAAAGAAGAAGTGGAAGCTAAATTAATAGCAAATAAAACTTTTGCAGGTGCAATACTCTTAAAGACACCTGAATTCAAAAGATTATTAGATCTGAGTATAGAATTACAAATATTGAAAAATCCTAAAATAATGAAATTAACAGAATCACAGAGATTTTTAGATAAATTAAAAGATCCCTCAAATCAAACACGGCAGAACCTTTAATTATATAGTAATATGACAGCACCAGCAGCATTAGAACGTGGGCCTTTTAGCTACGATAAATATACATTAGATGAGACTACATCTGCTGACAATGTTTCTGGTAGAACATTTGATTTATCTACTAGAACACGGATTGATCCTGATATTAATGAAATCCTAGAAGTATATGTTGAGGGAGTGAAACTTAAAGGTTCAGGAGGAACTACTACTACAGGTGGTGGAGATGAATTCTTCGTAAATAGTCTTACTGCTCCAACTACACTTACAATTGTACCTAATGATACTCTTCTAGCTTTAACTTCTTCAGCAGGAAATGGTTCAACAATTGAAAGTTTGTCAGATGGTGATTTCTTAGTTATTAAACGAGTTTCCAATAGGTCTTCTAAGAATGTTGACTATGCTCCAGGTTCAGTTATAAGAGAGGTTGATCTAGATAGTAGTAATACTCAGATTATCCATGTAGCACAGGAAGCAATAGATATAGCTGTGGGATCAATGGTTCTAGATACTGATGATAAATGGGATGCACAAAGTAAAAAAATTAAAAGTGTATTAGATGGAGTTGCAGACAATGATGCAGTAAACGTAAGTCAATTAGAAACGCATGATACCACTATTACTGGATACAGAGATACTACATTAGCTTACAGAGAAGATACTGAGGACTACAAATTAGAAACTGCTGATTGGGCTACTAAGGTTAATGGTGCAGTAAATACTTATGTTGATAATACAGCTCAAACTGATGGTTCAGCTTTCTCAGCAAAAGCTCATGCTATAGGTGGAACAGGAGTAGATAATGCCACAGGTTCAGCTAAAGATTGGGCTATGGAAATCAATGGAACTCCTTCTAGTACTGCTGCAGAGGCTTCTGCAAGAGAGTGGGCTATTGGTACATCTACGCATAAACCTGATGGTTCTGCAAAAACTTGGGCTTCAGAAACAGGAGCAGGGGAATCAGGACATATTACAGGAGGTGCATCTGGAGATAAATCTGCTAAGTCATGGGCTAGTGAAACAGGAGCAAATGCTCCCTCAGATGGTTCTTCAAAGGAATGGGCCACAAATGCAGGTAGTGCAGAGGTAGCTACAAGTGCAGGATATTCTTCAAAAGCATACGCACAGGACACAGGAAATAACATCGGTTCATCCAAGGATTGGGCAGTTTTAGCAACTCAGGTAACATCCGCAGATTATTCTTCTAAGCAATATGCAGTTGGTACTCCTCCAGATGGTTCTGCAAAAGAGTGGGCAAAAGATACAGGAGGAGTCGTTGCAGCTAGTGAATGGTCTGCTAAGAACTGGGCTACAGGTACACACGCTTCAAATGCTCCCTCAGATGGTTCTGCTAAAGAATGGTCTATTGGTGGTGAAGGAACTATGGCAACTACACCAAATGGTTCAGAGTTTTCTGCAAAAGAATACTCACAAGGTGTAACTGCAACAGGTGGTACATCTAAACAATGGTCTCTAGGTGGAGGTTCACATGCAGTAGGAACAGCAGTAACAGGAACTAGCTATGCATCAAAAGCTTATTCACAGTCTACTACTGCAGGTACAGATACTTATGGAGGTTCAGCAAAAGGTTGGGCTTCTACTGCATACGATACTCAAGTTCCAGGTGCAAGTTCTGCTAATAGATCGGCATTACACTATTCAACAGATGCTTCCAATTCAGCATTAGCCGCTAAAAATAGTGCCAATGCAGTAGCAAATACTTTTGATGCTTTTGATGATACTTATCTGGGAACAATGAGTAATACCTCTGCTCAAGGAACTAATCCTACTACTAATGGTACTTGGGCTAAAGATTCATCTGCAATAACTGTAGTAAGTGGAACTAATATAAAAGTTGGTCAGGTTGTTACTGGTTTTACTTCTTCCCATCTTCCTTCACCAGCACCACCTCCAAATGTTATTTCAGTATCAGGAACCGCAGTAGTTGTATCAGAGAATTTGTCGGCATTAGGATCAGCAGTAGCCCTAACTTTTACTGGATATGGAGTATATGGTACTTACAATGGTACTAAAGATGGGCCTACTACAGATAATGATAATGGCGCATTAGCAAATGGAATGCTGTATTTTAACAGCACCGATAACAACATGATGGTCTATAAGGAGACAGGTGCGGCTTGGATTGCCGCTACATCTTCAGGTGGTGTCTCTTTAGTAATGCACAAAGCTGTTGCCTCTGGAACACCAACCTCGTTTGCGGCTAGTGACTTTACTCCTACATTAAGCTATGAAGTAAACAATATAGTTGTATGGCTCAATGGTGTTAAGTTAGATGCAACGGATTATACTGCGACAACAGGAACCACAATTACAGGGTTATCTGCATTAGCGAATTTAGATGAAATGGTAGTATTGGCATTCAAGACCTTTGAGGTTGGAGATGCAGTTAGTCAGGCTTCAGGAGGAACCTTTAGTGGTGCAGTTACATTTGGAGCAGGATTAGTAGCTAATACCGCAGATATTAATGGTGGAACTCTAGGTGGAATTACTATAGATGGTAACTGGACTGCTGCTTCACAGACTTGTGCAGACTTAGGAACAGTTACAACTGCTGATATTAATGGTGGAACTATTGATGGCTGTACTATTACAGGTAATATATCAGGTAATGCAGGAGGAACAGCCGCTACAGTAACAGGGGGTACTCAATCAGCAATTACTACTGCAACCAATCTTACATCAGTAGGAACGCTTACTAGCTTTAGATCAACAGGCATAGATGACAATGCTTCAGGTGCAACTGCAATCACTATTAATGCTAGTGAACAGGTAGGTGTTGGGAATGCTGTTCCCCATAGAGTTTTGGATGTTATGAGCAATGCAGCAGGAATAACTTTTCCACTTAGAGTATATAATGATACAGCAGATGGTGCTGGTGAAGGTGTAGGTATTCAATTTGGTTGTGATTATTATGGTGCAGATGGAGTTGGTGATCAAGGTAAGGGTGCATTGATATATGAACCTTCCACTTCTTATGCAAGAGGTAAATTTCATTTCTTACAAAACTCAGATGCTGATAGAGATGGCCCAGTAATAGGTGATGCTGTAATGACCATTGACAACTCTGGAAACATAGGAATCGGTACTGCGGCTCCTGACAAACAACTTGAGCTAGCTCACGCTACAGACCCAGTAATGCGTTTTACAAGAGCAGATAGTGCAATTGTAGATACTGAAAATTTAGGTAGCATCCATTTTTCTGGTGATGATCCAGATGGTTCTACTGGTGCTATTATACAGGCAAGGGCGGAAGGAACTTGGGGTACTAATGATTTACCATCAGCGTTATTATTTTATACTTGTCCAGATGGTTCTGGTGATGTAGTAGAAAGAATGCGAATTAACTCTTCTGGTACAACTGAAACTTCTGCTGGTCACGTTGGAACTGTTCTTTTAGCCTCATGCCCTGCTTTTAATAGTGGATGGAGTCATTATGCATCTTCCGCCTTGCCAGCCTCACCGACAGATTCATTTACTTCAGTTGCTTCTGGTTCCAATACACCTGCTGGTGGCCCATACTATCCTGCTGGTTGGACTTATGTTAATGGAAAAACCTACCAAGTTCATATAACAGGTAACTCCTCCCACGGTGTTTCTATTTACACAGGTTGGTCACCAAGCCAACACGTATATAATATTAACATTGGTGATTTTGACGAAACATTTGAAATCTCACCAATGACAGAAACAACACAAGGTGGATTCTTTTTTAGACATGGGTTAGAAAACACAGGAGGGGTAGACAAAGTCACAAGAATAGATTCACTCACGATTAAAGAAGTTACAGGTGGAAACTTAATAGTGAATAATGCAAGACTTGGTATTGGGTCTTTTGGTGTAAAAGGCTCTACCCCAGACTGTGCATTGCACATTAAAAGTCCTGGGTCTACAAGCGAGTTCGGTATGATAACTGATATGAGCGGTATGGATGCGGCCGCTACCAGTATTTTCTTTCATGCCTTCAGACAAAATGGAACATCAGTAGGATATTTGTGGAATAATAGTGGTAGCACTTTTGAGGTAGTTTCTGAATCAGATGAAAAATTAAAAAAGAATATCCGAGATGCTGAATATGGATTGGACGAAGTTTTAAGTTTACGGCCTGTTTCGTTTGATTGGAAGGAACCTATTCCTGAAGACCGTCCTGAAGTTAAAGATAATCCTGTGGAAGTAGTAGAGAGGAAAAATATAAAAGGTTTTATTGCACAGGAAGTCGAAAAAGTTGTTCCAGAGGCAGTTGGTGATAGTCCAGAGGGTAATAAAGTAATGTCAGTGACTTCATTAATTCCAATCCTCACAAAAGCAATCCAAGAACTTTCAGCAAAAGTAACCACACTAGAGAACGCATAATGACAATAGAAGAAATAGACAAGATAATCAACGACCTTCGGCAACAGATACCGAACATGCAGATGCAACTGAACCAAGCAGAGGGCTACAAGCAAGCATTAGTAGACATAGAAAAACAAAAAGAAAAAGAACCTAAACCAAAGGATAATAAATGAGCAGAGCAAGAGATAATGCCAACTTAGGCGCACAAGCAGGATCAGGATTAGATGCTAGTGATCTTACCACAGGAACATTAGGTAATACTGTTCAGGATAATATTACTAGAGTTGGTACAGTTGGAACTGGAACTTGGGAAGGAACCACAGTAGCAGTAAATCAAGGTGGAACTGGAGTAACAACTAAAACAGGAACTGGTAATGTTGTTTTATCGAGTTCTCCGACTCTTGTTACACCTGAACTTGGCACTCCTGCATCTGGGAATGCCTCTAATTTAACTTCAATTCCAGCCGATGATTTAACTGGAACAATTACATCTGGTACACAGGATGCGATTACTAGACTTGGGACAGTTACCACAGGCACAATAGGTGGCAGTACTGTAGTTAATACCTCTGGAGCAATCACGACTACTGGTGGGTTTAAGGTTTCCCAAGGAGATATTACTCCTGCTGTTGCATCAATTTACCATGACAGTTCTAGCAGACTTAGGATTACAGGAGGTACTGCTGGATACTTGTTTCAGGATGATACAAATAGTACAAATCATCTTAAAATTGACTCTGCTGGCGATGTAACAGTAAACACAGGCAACCTAGTAATCCCAACGGCAGACAAAGGTATTTATTTCTCAGGTGGTACTGATCCAGATACTGCTGGAAGTATTACAGGAGGAGCCGCAGGGAATACTCTGACTGATTATGAGGAAGGGACTTGGACACCTAACTGGTATGGTTCTGCTGGATCTACAACATTCCCTAATGAAGGTTTATATACAAAAATTGGGAATATGGTTTACTGTTATTGGTCAAAGATAGGTTTTGATTTTAATGGCTCTTATGCGGGTTCTTTGTCAATAGGTGGATTGCCATTTACAGGAGGTGCTACGACTAGTCATGTGAATGTTGGGTCTAATCCTTATTTTTTTCCAGCTAGTGCTTTCACCGCCGCAGGGGAATGTGGATTAGTATTCTTAAAAAATAGTAATGATTCTAATCTTGGAGTTAGAATACAAGACGTAGCGGGAGATACAGATACACCATTTCCTGCCAGTAGAATAAGTGGCGCAACCAATGTTTATTATGGATTTATATTTTCATATAGAGTTTAGGAGTAAAAAATGACAAATATATTAAACGAACTTTAACAAAATAGGAAAGAATCATGGCAATAACAAAAGAAGTACAATACGACAAAACTGAAATTGTAGGTGACTACAAAGCAGTACAATGTCGTGAAGCAACAATAATTAAAGAAGATGGAGTTGAACTGACACGTTCCTTTCATCGTCACGTTCTGCATCCTGACTCAGATATATCAGGAGAGCCACAGGAAACTCAGGATGTCTGCAATGCAGTCTGGACTGATGAAGTGAAAGCAGCTTGGGCTACATTTAAGGAAGAACAGACACCAGAATAACGGACAAAAGTGTCCGAATATAACCTTGAAAATTAGAAGTACAACTACGAAATTGCAAGGAACATAACCCAAGTATTAACAATTTAACTAAACAGGAGTAAACAATATGAACGGACAAGAATGGCTATCCGTAGTTCAAACAGTTGGTGTACCTACTATAGTAGCAGGTGCATCCTTCTGGTTTATCAGGTACATGTTTGATGCTGCCGCACAAGAAAGGCATGAATTTCTTCGTCAGGACATGGAGAACGACACCAAGATATTTGAACTTGCAGAACTTTCAGCACAAGCAATTAATAACATGAGTAGAGCATTGGATGCCAATACTAAGAGTCTGGATTTACTAACTGTAACACTAAGGGAGAAATAAAAATGATTGGATTACTAGCTCCATTAATTGGAGGAACTGTTAAAGCACTCTGCATGAGTATGCTTAGTGAGGAACTTTTAAAACGTGTAATACTGATATTGCTAGAGCGACTCGTGAAATCTACTGACAATACATTAGACGATCAGATACTTGCAGAATATAAGAAACATATGTAATCAGAGGTAAACATGAAAGAGCACATACTTCACTTTTTTATGTTGTGTACATTTATAATATTTATGTATGCATCAGTTATGCAAGGTACAGTATATGGAAAAGATAAACTAAAATTCTCTACTCAACAAACACGAGAACTATGGCAGATTTGTGCTACTTCATTTCGTAATATTAATCCAAATATTGGACAGGATGTTTACTTTCCTGTATGTGACTGTTATGTAGATCACATAAGAGTTAATTATAATCAAAAAATGATGGATAATATGACATCAGAAGGATCTTTTTCGTTATCCCAAGAACTACGAAACGCATGTAATCCTAAAAACCTAATCGAAGAGAAATTCACTAAATGGGAATATCAACTAAAAACTTTTCCGACAAAGAGTTAGCTTGTTCCTGCTGTGGAGAGAATAAGATGAATAAGGAGACATTGATAGCCCTACAGAGACTTAGAGATGCAATAGGTAAACCAATGTCCCTGAGTTCAGCCTATCGCTGCCCTGTTCACAATGATAAAGTTAGTTCAACAGGTTCAAATGGGCCACATACTACAGGGAAAGCAATTGATATTTTATGTAGTGGAAAATTTACCTATGAAATTCTAAGCTTTGCAATGATACGTTCCAGTATATGGAAAGGAATTGGTATTAGTCAGAAAGGTAAACACAAATCCAGGTTCATACATTTGGATACAATAGACTCTGATAACAGACCTTGGGTATGGAGTTACTAGATGGCAAAGAAGAAAGATAAAAGAGTTACTTTAAAGATAAAGAAGAAACCTTTCCTAGAAAGATTAGGTAAAATCTTTACTGGGCCAACAAATCTAGATGTAGCAGAACAAAAAAGACGTTTAAATCCTCCTAATAGCAAACCTAAAGGATGGTTACAAGGAATTAGACAGTATTCAAGAGTTCATACAGATCCTAAGACAGGTGAACAAAGATTAATTGAAAATGTAACTAAACCTCATTATTCTGAGATTGAACAATTTCCTTATACTGATGATCCTACATTTAAAAATGAGATGGCTACTCAATATGTTATAGAGCAGCAAAAAACTAGACAATGGATTGAGAATGTTTTACAACAAAATAAAGAAAACTTAAAACTTCCTCAATCAAGACAAGATTTTGAGATTAGGAAACAAATAAATATAATAGCTGAAGATATTAAAAAAATAAAAGTTGTTGCTTTAGATCCACATGAAGTAAGAAAAACTTTTGAGACAAAACATACAAGAATGATTGATGCTCACAGGAGAATGTGGCCCGCAACACTAAAAGTAGAAGCCTTAATAACAAAGTTGACCACTCCTATAGGAGCAGAAGCACAATTTTTAAAATATAAAAAGGATTTACATCCTGAAATTAGAAAGAAATTACAATTACTTTTTCCTAAAATAACACCTAAAACAGTTATTCCTACTAAAAATGTAGAAGGTAAGACAGCTACACCTCAACTAGGAAGGAAAAAACACCAACCAATGAAGCCTACTGTAACATCTCCTGAAAGTATTACTAGAAAAATTAGACTAGGTTATGGAGATAAATTAAAAGTAGAAGCATTAAGAACTGATCCTAATTTTAAAAACTTATCTCCACCAGCTCAAAAAAAGTATCTTGAGTTTATGCATGAACAGATAAAAAGTAATCAACCAATGTCTGCTCAACAGATTCAAAATATTAAAAAATTACAAAAAGCAAAAGGATCAGGAGGAAAAGGAGGTGGAAAACCTTCAGGTAAAGGAATAGGAGCACTTTCTGGAATTTCAAGTGTATTAGGAATAGTTAGAGCAAGGAAAGAAGCAAAAAAAGATCTAGGTAGAGAACCAAGTATATTAGAAGTTCTGGAATACACAGTACCTCCTTATGCACGATTGAAAGCATTGAAGAAGGAGATGTTCGGTAATTATTATACTCCACCTTCGATATAACCAAAATGAAGTTTCTAATACTAATCATCTCACTAATTATAATAGGCTGTACTACCTCTACTCCTGTTCATAAATTCGGCTACTGGCATGAAAGTTATACTCAGAGTGTATCATTCTGGCAATGTGTAGAGATTTTTACACCATATATAAATAAGGAATGTTAAATGGAAACAAATAAACTTAGTACACTATATGAAGCAGTAGCAGATGAATTACTAGCTAAGATAGAGTCAGGTGAAGCTAAACCTGCTGACCTTGCAGTAGCAGTTAGGTTCCTCAAAGATAATGATATAACTGCTCTACCAGTTAATGATAATGCTCTCCAACAACTAATGGAAAGTATGCCTTTTCCTAGTGAGAAAGATATAGCAAAAGGTAAAACCTCTTTCGATTGTTAAACTATGCCTGAACAAAACTATGAAATGTATCAATTGCAAGAAGAAAACAGAATAATGAAGGAACCTTTCTTCACTAGACAAGACTTAGATATATGGGGAAATGGTAATCTAATCGTAGATACAACTAGAACATTATCTTATTTTAATGGTAAGGTAATGCCTATGCCAATAAACTTCTATAAAGGTATAGCTAGGAAAAAAGAAGATCAGTTTGAAGAACTTCCATCCTTTAAGACTAATAATTACTCAGAAGGAACAGGGATGTTCTTTAGTACTAATCTTGATGATGCATTCCTATCTTATAGAAATACAATTCCTGAATTGGAAGAAGTTAGACTTACTGAATTACAGGAAATTAAAAACTCTAGAAGGACAAATAATAAACAACCTTCAATTGTACAAGTACATATTGCACCTAAAAATGGTCTGAACTTAGTTACCTTTAAAAAGGATTCAACCTTTGTACGAGATTCTAAAGATTATGAAAAAATCCTATCTGCAACTAGAAAACTAATAAAGAATAATGATAGTAAGTTAGATAAAGATCAGAGAGGGCTAACTACTTTTGATTTTAATAGAAAATTATTGGAAGTAGGTAATAATGCTGAAGACTCGATAATTAGAAAAGCTAAAATTACAAAAGATGGTGATATGTTTCTGTCTAATGATCCTTTTAATCCCTTGCCAGGTCAGAAACCTGAACAATCAGAAGAGACATGGAGATGGAAATTCCAACATCCTGATAGGAGAGGTCAATTAACTCTAGATGAATTAACTTCCTTCCTACCTTCCAAAGACTTTTCAGATATAGCCAGAGCAGCAGGATATACTGCATCAATAATACAGTATCATCCAGATAGTCCATTAATGGAAGAAGTATCAATATCTAATAATCCTGATTCTTTCTATGAAGTTGTCCTTTATAGGACTTGAATATGAATATATTTGAAGAAGTAGTTATATTTGTATTTTCGTATGGTTATATTTTTGTAGCTATTCCATTTGGTTTAGGAATCATAGGAGCATTTGTTTTTAATTAAAAAATATGGCGTATTCAGAGAAAGTAATAGAACATTATGAAAAACCAAGGAATATTGGTAGCATGGATAGTGCTAGTGTCTCTGTCGGTACTGGGCTTGTGGGCGCACCTGAATGTGGTGATGTAATGAAGCTTCAAATTATGGTGAAAGATAATAAGATAGTGGATGCTAAATTCAAGACTTTCGGATGTGGTTCTGCAATAGCATCATCTTCTCTTGCAACTGAATGGATTAAAGGTAGAACAATAGAGGAAGCTAAGACAATTAGGAATACTGATATAGTGAAAGAACTGTCATTACCTCCAGTAAAAATTCATTGTTCTGTCCTTGCAGAAGATGCGATTAAGGCTGCTATTGCAGATTACCTTAGTCATTGATATTATTATACATGTTTAATTAACTCCCCTTATAGTATAGGGGAGGTTAAATGTATATAATAGAGGAAGGATAGATAATGAAATATCTATTATTAATTATAATTATATTATTAATTACACCTTACTACTCTTTCAGTAATGAATATATTATTATAAGAGTATGTAAAGCTATAGCAGGATGTCCTGTAAATACGGAGACAGGAGAATGTCCTACATGTATAAACGAAAAAAGGAAGGTAAAAAAAGGAAGAGAAAGGGTAAGAATTTCTCATGTATTGAGTGAAGACCCTATGTTTGATTGTAAATTATGTATTGGTTATTTTCTTAAATAGAAAAAATAATATGTGTAAATGTAAAGATTGTAAATGTAATCCATGTAGATGTGAATAATGGATAATAAGTTGAAGGACTTTCGTAACTTCCTTTTTATCTGTTGGAAACATCTGCACCTACCTGATCCTACCCCTGTGCAATACGACATTGCAACATTCCTACAGAACAAACCTAAACGTGGAGTGATAGAAGCTTTTCGTGGAGTGGGGAAAAGCTATATCACATCTGCCTTCGTTTGTCATACCCTCCTTATTGATCCTCAAATGAAAGTTCTAGTTGTAAGTGCTTCCAAAGTTAGGTCAGATGACTTCTCAACCTTTACACAGAGACTCATACACGAAATACCTATCCTGCAACACCTTAGATCCTCTGAAGGTCAGAGACAATCAAAAGTATCATTCGATGTAGGGCCGGCATTAGCTTCACATTCTCCCTCAGTTAAAAGTGTAGGTATCACAGGTCAACTTGCAGGTAGTAGGGCTGATCTTATCGTTGCAGATGATGTGGAGGTTCCTAATAACTCAATGACTCAATCAATGAGAGATAAGTTATCAGAAGCAGTTAAAGAGTTTGATGCAATACTTAAACCTGATGGATCAATTATCTATCTAGGAACTCCTCAGACAGAGATGTCTCTATATGAAACACTTCCTGAGAGAGGTTATACAGTACAAATATGGCCTAGTAGATACCCTACCGATGAACAGATTGTTAGATATGAAAATAGATTATCTCCTTTTATAAGAAATAAGAAAGGTAAAACTGGAGAACCTACTGATCCTTTGAGATTTGATGATGATGATCTTACTGAGAGAGAACTTTCCTATGGTAGATCAGGATTTAATCTACAGTTTCAACTCGATACTTCACTTAGTGATGCCGATAGGTATCCTCTTAAACTTAGTGATTTGATAGTAATGTCCCTAGATGGAGATAAAGCACCTGAAAAACCTGTGTGGTCTAGAGATCCTGAACATAAATTAACTGATCTACCTAATGTGGGTCTTCCGGGTGATGGTTATTACTCTCCTCAAAAGAAAATAGGTGATTGGTTGGAATATACTGGTAGTGTTTTGTCAGTCGACCCTAGTGGTAGAGGTAAAGATGAGACAGGCTATGCAGTTGTAAAGATGTTGAATGGTATTCTGTATCTAACTGAATGTGGAGGACTACAAGGAGGCTATAAACAAGATAACCTACAAGCACTATCAGTCATTGCCAAACGTAATAAAGTTAATTTGGTATTGATAGAGTCTAACTTTGGTGATGGGATGTTTATGGAACTGTGGAAACCTATTCTAAATAAGATTTATAATGTTACTATGGAAGAAGTTAGATCTAATATACAGAAAGAGAGAAGAATTATAGATACTCTTGAACCTGTTATGAATCAACATAGGCTAGTTATAGATCCACAAGTGATAGAGAAGGATATACAGACTGTTAGACACTATCCTAGTGAAAGTCAAGCTAAATACATGCTGTTTCACCAAATGACTAGAATTACAAAGGATAAAGGTGCTCTGATTCATGATGATAGATTGGATGCTTTGCAGATGGCAGTAGGATACTGGGTCGAACAGATGGCTACTGATGCAGATAAAGAGGTGGATGTGCGGAAAGATAGGTTAATGGATGAGGAATTAGATAGGTTTACTGCAGGTGTGTTCGATAAACAGTATGAAGAAACACCTAATGTCTGGATGAATATGTAGGGAAAAAATCTGAGGGGGTATATCTAACGTGTAAAGAGGCAGTTTCCCCCATCGGTTCCTTCGGAAAAAGCCAGGGAAACCAGGACCGGAGCCAATTCCTGCAACTTTGCCTATTCCTTCTCATTTTTTTTAGCTGTCCGATTCCTATTTATACTCTATACTGGTATGGGGTATGACAGCCTCGGTACTCTATACTGGTATGGGGTATGATGATTGGCTATTTCTTGCTATTCATTCTATTTGTTATTTTTTTGCTTGTTCTTCTCTTTCTCTAT